TATTCAAAATCTGGTTGTATTGCCAAATCCAACTGACCAAGCGATACCGCCACAAGCACCACAGCAAATGCCACAGAATAATAACTTTGCACCTAAACCACCCTCTAGTGGCTTTAACAAAAGCGATACACAGCGTTTAGATATTTTCGTGACAGGTGTAGTTGGTCGATCTATGGGGTCTGGTCATTTCTCAGTGAGCGATATTGAGGAGCTAACAAAAAATGCGGTAAGGGCATTTCATGAGAACCTTAAAGAACTATAAAAAGCTCTTTGCTGAATTTTGGGGATATCATGAGAACGATATCCCCATGTGTTGGAATTGTCGTAAAGCACAAGCGGTTGACATTCATCATTTGATACCAAAGGGCATGGGTGGGGTAAAAGGTAATAGGCTTAACCGGATCGACAATCTTTATGCCTTGTGTCGTGAGTGTCATACCCTAGGGCACGCAGATAAAGAACTAAACGAGCAATGGAAAGAAGATTTACTCGAAAGAATAAAATGGAAAAAGGAAAATCCAGATGGTTGGTAAAAAGTTATGTGAAGAGGTAGTGAGCATTGTTGAAAATCGTGGCATGGACTATGGCGATATAAAAACCAATCACGAAGAAATAGCAAAGGGGTGGTCAATAATACTAGGTGTAGAAATAAAGCCTTATCAAGTGGCTCTTTGCAACGACTGGCAAAAGACAGTTAGGTTGAAATCAAACCCCAAACATCATGACAGCTATAAAGATAAAATAGGCTATATGATAACGTATTCGGAGTGCATCAAATGACAGATATTTACTCAATAGAATTTGACCCCAGTAAGCTCTCTTACCAACAAGAAGAGTTAGGTACTATATTTGCCGACCTAGACACAGCGGTAGAGCTCATGAAAAAAGAAGAGAAAATGATTGTTGCTGAATTAACAATTTCTTTTTCTAGGCAAAAAATGTATAAGAATATCAAACAATTAGATGGGTTAATATATACCCATGAAAAATTTAGGGATTTTACTAAGAGATATAGTGAAACCTTAAAGCGAAGGAACAGAGCCAAGATAAGGTTTGAGTCCTTCAAAGCGTTCAGAGATGACATGAGAACCAAAGTTGTCAATGAGCGTGAACTGGCGAAGAACTTATAGAAAGGAGTTAAAATGTCAGAATCACAAAACAAACAAATCTTAGAGTACCTGGAAATAGGTAACAAAATAACCTCTCTTGAAGCTTTGAACAATTTTGGTTGTTTCAGACTTAGTTCAAGAATATTCGATCTAAGGCAAAAGGGTCATAATATCATCACGCAAAAGAAGAAAGTCGATGGCAAAACCTTTGCTGAATATTCTCTTCAAAAGGAGAAAGCAAATGGCTGAATATGATAACTCAAAGACCTTTTTCGAATTTGAAATGGAAAGAAAAATTGATAGGAAAAAAAACGAAGGTTTATCTATTCATGGAAGCGAAATAAGAATGATGGATAGGCTTTTAGATTCCTTGAATGAATATATGACTTACATGGGAAAGGAAAGTAACGCTTATAATTTATGCTTTGATTTGAAAAAACAGATTGAAGAAAACAAAAAGCACACTCAAGAGTATATGGACTTGCTATGAGGGAGCAGTTTGAAAAGTTTGATTTGTTGCCTTTATCTTTCTCACATCTTAATGAGTTTGCGTTTTACCGGGAGCGGTGGGCACTCAGGCGAATATTTGGCTATGAGTTTCCAACCAGTGCTTCAGCGGTTAGAGGTCAAGCAGTTGAGTCTGGTATAAATATGGTTCTTAATGGTTTATCCCTAGAGGAAGCAACAGAAAAAATGATTTCTGAATTTGATGTTAATTGCTCTAGAATAAATGACCCTAAAACGGAAGACGAAAGAAACAATCTTGTGCCTTTATTAAATTTAGGTACTAAAGAGTTTCAGAGATATGCGTTCACTTGGGATTTATTAACCTATCAAAAAAAAATAGAGTTAGAGATTGATAATATACCTTTTGTTGGTTATACGGATTTTCATTTTGAGGATAAGAAAACTAAAGAGGATTTTTACATAGACCTTAAAACCTCTAAAAGCATTCCGCAAAGGATTAGTATATCTCATGCGATGCAACAATCTATTTATCAACAAGCAACAAATTCACGGCAAATTTTGTGGTACTTAAAAAACCCTACAAAAACTAAAGATGCAGAGTTTATTTCGTTGTCACTTGATGACTACTCTGAGCCAATGCGGATATGTAAGCATATTCTTAAGGTAATGGGTAATTATCTTAAAACTGTTAATAATAAAGATGATGTCAGGGATAGTTTAGTGCCCAATCCAGATAATTGGATATGGAAAGAACAAACTGTTTTATGGGCAAGAAAAGAGGTTTGGGGATACTAAACCAAAAAACCCCTTTGGGTTTCTGCTCAGAGGGGTATAATGAAAAAATTGGAGTTCAATATGATTATTCACGAAAACAGTAAACCAAAAGAAAAATTAAAAGCTTGGTATTTATTTACCGAAGATTTCGTTGCAGGCACTCAAAACCTTACTAATGAAGAGGTCGGAGTATATATTAGGCTTCTTTGTTTTAATTGGAACAAAAGATGCAAGGGATTGCCAAGTCATAATATGGAGCTTTATCGCATAGCTAATTGTTTTACAGATGAAGAAAAACAAGCATGTAATAAAGTTATTCAAGAGTTTTTTGTTTATGTAAATGGTCACTATCAAAACGAAAGACAGCTTCAAGAATATCTTTATATATCAAGGAGAATGGAAGCTTCAAAAGAAAATGGTAGGTTAGGCGGTCGACCAAAAAAACCTAGAGAAAACCTAGACGAAACCCCCCATACCCCTACCCCTACCCCTAGATCAACCAAAGTAAGATATGAGCCTTTATTTCTTAAATTTTGGGAGAAGATAACTTACAAGGTCAGTAAAGGGACAGCAGAAAAAAATTATATTAAACTTGAAAAGGAATGGATAGAGAAGCCAGAAGAATTAGCAGAATTGTATAATAAGTATTATAAATCTGTAGAAGATAAACAGTTTGCTAAACAACCTGCTTTCTGGCTATCCGCTAAGAAATATCTGGACGAACAACCAAAAGCACAAAGCACAGAAAAGGTTGATTTGTACCCTTTACGACTCAAAGACTACAAAAAGGTCGTAGCAGAAAAAATGTCTAGAAATTATGTTTCTCAACAAGCTTTACAGCATATCGATGAAGTGCAGAGAGCTATTAAAGAGGGAGAGTTTTCTAAAGATGAAGCTGAATTATATCTTGACTTGAGAGGATGGCTATAATGCTAGAGGTTATCACTTATACCATGTACCTCATAACAATAACAGACATTGAAACCGCCAAGGTAGAGGTGCACAGACTGGTTTTTGATAATAAATCGCAGTGTGTATCTTTAGCTAAAGCGATAAACCAAGAGCGTGATCCTATAGCAGATAAAAAAAACTGTCGTAGGGTCATTAACTATTATCCGGATTTACCATAATGAAAAATGATTACGAAAAAATATTTGCATTAAAGCCTATTGTTCCCGACACAGGACAACGCAACACTAGAGTCTTTAAAAAGGAAACAATTGAGAAATGGAAAAAGATTGCTGAAAAACATAGAAAAGAAAAAAGGAAAGATAAATGAAAGTAGAAAATAAATCAATAGATGACCTTATTCCCTATCACAATAATCCTAGAAAAAATCAAGCGATAGATAAAGTTGCAAGTTCTATTAAAGAGTATGGTTTTCAACAGCCGATAGTTGTGGATAAAGATATGGTTGTCATCGTAGGTCATACAAGATTATTAGGTGCAAAAAAATTAGGTTTGACAGAAGTGCCCATAGTTGTAGCTGATTTAGGGGAAGCAAAAGCCAAAGCATACCGCCTAGCAGATAATAGGGTAAACGAGGACTCAATGTGGGATAATAATCTTTTGCAAAATGAGTTAAACCAATTACTAGACTTTGAGATAGATTTAAACTTAACAGGCTTTACAAATGAAGAGTTAGACAGCATTTTTTCAAAAGAAGAGATAGAAATAACTGACCCTATAAGTGAGCTTGATGACGAAAATCGTTCATTAAATGACGTAAAAATGATACAGTTGTTCTATGACCCGGATTCAGAGCAAACATTCAGACAGATAATAGATCGGGTTAAAAATAAATATTCTTTGGATAATATTTCTGATGCTGTCCTAAAATGTGTAAAAAATGAAGGAGAAAAACTGTAATGAAATCTATTAAGTTAAAGCCAGTGATGTCTGAGGAAGAAGCTAATAACCTCATTGGAACGCATTTAGACGAGACCCTGATTCACAATCTGATTGAAGAGGATACAGAGGTGTTTAAAGAGAATGGAGAGCTCTTGTGTGTGCTTAAAAAAAATGTTGTACCAGAAAAAATATGCGAAAATGCCAGGATACCTTTTAGAAAAGCGGTTACACCAACAACAAATCGGGCAAGTGCTTCCGGAGATATAAGCAAGTTTTATAAAGTTGGCGATAAAGTTGGTACAACAATCATAGGTGAAATAAAAGGTAATCAATACAGAGCTTTACTGAAAGACGGCACTTTATCGAAAACAATGCACGCTATACCAGTTGATAGTTCGGTTATTGGATATATGGATAGATACCCTAGAATACCTTATTGCAGAACAACCGCATTTTCTCAAAAGTTTTTCAACGAATATAATATGTGTGTCCCCTATGTGAAATGTGTGAACGATGTCTTCAAAAATTATGCACCGCATAGATATAAAATACAAAAAGCTATGGCAGATGCTTCCTCACAAGACTTCATAATTAAAGACACCGCTTTTACTACAGTAACAGTAAATAAAAATTTTCAGACAGCCGGGCATAAAGATGCAGGAGATTTGAAGGAGGGTTTTGGAAATTTAGGGGTCATTTCAAGGGGTAAGTATGATGGTTTTTATACTGTTCTACCAAAATACGGAATTGGTTTGAATATCAAACATGGCGATGTTGCTCTTTTTGATGTTCACGAAGTGCACGGCAATACAGGTGCAAAAGATGCTTCTTATTTCGAGAGAATATCAGTTGTTTGTTATTATAGAGAAAAAATGATCTACTGTGGCACTAAAGAATATGAATTAGAAAGAGCAAAAACAGAGACAAAAAAAATAGCACTACCAGAGGAAATAAAAAAAGCAGATGAAATAAGAGAGAAGATTTTGGGATAATGTGCGGTGTAGTAGGCATAGTATCAAAAAATATCATACCGACAGATATTATTGAAAAGCTTATATTACAATCCAAGATAAGGGGTCAACACGCTACTGGCATAAGTTATGTAGATAACGATCTTCTTAAAACAGAGAAAATTGCAAAAAATGCAACTTTTTTAAACGTAAAAAATATAAACACAAGATGTTTGATTGCACATACTAGATATAGTACCTCATCACTAGAGCACAACCAACCTATAGCATATGATGATTTGGCGGTGGTTCACAATGGGGTCATAACCCAAGAGGATAGCTCACATTGGGATAAATATGATTATGATTTTCAAACAAAAAATGATTCAGAGTTTATCATCAAAAGTTTTCTACAAAAAAGCCACCCAGTTAGGGATTATGTGGAAGCGTCAATATCAGCAATAGTAATAAACAACCAAACAAAAGAATTGCATTTTTTTAGGAATGAAAAAAGACCGCTTTATTATTGTTATGAGGACGATATGTTTGTTATGGCTTCAAC